GTCAAGAGCATCCCGAATGGAATTGCCCACAGTATCCTGGGAGATACGGGCCAGACGTTCCTGCACGATAGGCAGCGACTTCTCGGAAATCCAAAGCGTGTCACGCATACGGCACTTTGAAAGATCGACGCCCGACATATCGTGGTCGTGCATAGGCTCCATCAAAGTGTAAGAAAGCTCAAGACCTTGCGTACCAGAATTGGCCTTGACAATCTTGACGGACTGAACCGTAGCAAGGTAATCGCCTACGGGCGCCTGACGGAAAGCCGGGCGGTCGGCGGCGGTTGCATTTACCACTGTGTCAAACAAATCCATTTTAGCTTCTCCATTTGGGGTTGTCCACCTAGGGACAAGGGTTGTTTTACGGGAGGCCAGCCCCGCTGTCAAGCCTAATCATCCACTTCTTTCCAAAATTTTCGGTGGATGATATTCCAAATTACGCCTTGGGCCACTTCAAATTTAGTAGCCAATTCTCGTTGCGTCATACTACCAGCCAAGCGGCGGATTTCTCGAACCTTTTCAGGAGTAAGCTTGGCTTTATGATGGGCTATTCCTAACGGACCTTTCCTTCTACCTCTTGTATCCCTGTCACCAGTGTTACTCTTAGCGGTACCCCAATACAAATGCTTGGGATTACAACACCCAGAATTATCACAGGTATGACAAGCATACAAAGTGTTTGACGGCACAGGTTCCGTTAGGTGTAGTGCTACTCTATGACTCTTGTAGTTACTACCCCCGATATTTACCTGTCCATATCCACCATTATTTAGGCTTCCAGTCCAAGGCCAGCAAGCGTTTTCACCTGCTGTTTTATCTACCCTTTTCCAGAAATTGGTTTCGGAAAATGGGGGTATAGTTTTTGCGGTAACCATGGAATAACTCCTATAACAGATCAATCTGATCTCTATACCACAGTCACCGCAAAAATACAACTCAACCGTTTGACGTCAGGCGGTCAAGCATGGAGGCGAGGTCGTAGGGTTCGGCGCCCTTGATTAGGCTGGGTGCAGAGGTGCGAAGCGAAGCCTTGTCAGTGGCCGCCGTCTTGAAGGTACGGTTGCCTGCCCGGTCCACTTCCAAATGCCAGATGTCAGAGAAGTAGGTCTGCATCTTCTTAGAAAACTTCTCGCCTACGCCAACAGGTACATCGCGCGCCTTGCCTACGATCTTGCCTTGGTCGTCCTTCTCACCCGTCTGCATAAGGTGGGTAAGCATGATGACGGTGGCGCCCATCTTGTTGCCAGTCAGGTGGTCAAGGATAGCGCCATAGTATTTGCCTGCCACGTTGTAGAGGGAGCGCCCGTCCTTCTTAGTTTCGGGGTCCTCCTGCGCGGCCAGCAATAGCAGTTCACCTAGGAAGGTGCCGCTGTCAATGACCACCACATCGCGCGGGGTCCAGCTAGTGCAAGCACCTAGGTCCTCGGCACCCGCCACCTTCCATTGCTCCAGCATGGAACAGAAGCGCCGCATCTCCGACAGCGCCTGCTTGCTGGCCTGACCTGACCCGGCAAACAGATTGGTGCCTGTGATCTTGGCGGCAGCGTAAGTGTTAAGATAGACTTCGGCTGCCTTGTCGGTCAGATAGGAACCAATGACCCGCGAGTTCTGGTCGAAGTCGTGGATCATCAGACGGTAGCCTGCGTTGGCAAGCTGAGCGAGTGCGCCCGTCTTGCCTGCTGCTGGTTCGCCACAGATCAGGATGCGGGGTGGCAGTTTCACTTCATTAAACTTGGGCATTGAACAGTGTCTCCGATATGGATTGTTTGTTGCGTGGGTCGTACCGCCACTGCTGGCAGAACTCAGATACAGGGCACCAGCTTTGGCAGCGCACTGCTTCGCCGGGCCTATGCTCTACATACAGGTTACTTGCAGTGTCGGCAAGTGCCCGTGCTTCGATTGGGTCGTCGAAAAGTTTGACTGCACGGATGTTGCCGCGCTTCATGACTGCCCACTTCTCAGGCTTAGTCCAGCGGTCAGCGTCAGTGCATAGGGTAGGCACTTCTGCTTGGTGCATAGCTATACGCTGGTTGATGAAGGCGTCAGCTTCTTCTTCTGACCATAGGCGCACGTCCAGCATCTTGACTTGGGCTTGCGGATAGTCAGGGCTACGGGCAGCTTCGTTACGTGACCAGTCACGCAGCACGGCAATGACTGACATACGATTGACGATCAAGCCCTTCTCCTTGATAAGCAAACGGCGGTAGGTGTTGGTCTGCTTCTCCCAATCAGAAGGCACGACCCCGCCCTTGACCTTCCAAGCAGACGTAACCTTGAAGTCAAACAGGTGGCTGTCAGACAGGACCACGTTGTCGATCTGCCCCTTCAGTTTCCAACCGCCGTATCCAGAAGTGACGGTCACTTCAGTTAGGACGTTGGGCAGGGCAAGGCTGGCACGTTCGATGATGGTGTGAACTGACTGACCAAGCAAGGACCAGATGCGGTCGCTCACATCTTCAGATAGTTCTTCGTAGTGCTTCAGCTTAAGGTGCCGTAGCTGGGGCGGCGACAACAATTCCGTTACGGAAATGTCGGCATCGCCTTTGGTGTAGCTGTCATTCATGATGGCAGCAACGATAGCTTCCGGCAAGTTGTGGTTGTTAGTCAGCTTCATAGCTTGGTGTCCAGTAGGTTGTCGGCAAGGATAGGCGCGGCCTTCTTCTTGCGGGTTGCGGTGTTTGCCTTCTTCATCTTCGCAGCAGATGCGGCGATTGCGGCATCGTCAGCGCGGGCTTTGCGATTGCGTAGGTTTATCTTGGTGATTTCCTCGATCACCTGCTGCAAGTTAGCGGCAGTTAGTTCTTCGGGATCACGGGCAAAGACCTGGGCGCGGGTCAGTTTTTCTAGAGGAGAAGCAGCGCCGCCAGGATTATCATCAGGTGGATTAGTCGCATCCGTCATATCCATATCTCCGGTTAGGGTCATGAGAAAGGGGAGAGCCTAAGCCCTCCCCCACTAGCGCGTTAGTCGTCGTCGCCTTCCTGAAAGATGGTCCCCCAGAAGTAGCTGTTTTCTTCCGAGTCATAGATAGGCGATTCGTCTTGGTAGTAGGCTTGGTCCTTGAAGATGTCGGCAGCGCCGGGAATATCAAAGACCACCGAATACTTGCAGCACCGGAGCTTTTGATTGTTATAGTCAGACGGCACCGACACTACGTCGGCAGGGTGAATCTTGACAGCAACCAGCTTGTCGCTCCCAGACATGAAGCCCTTAGCATATTCATAGGCAGCAGCATGGAAGCCATAGCTGCAAGTCTGCTCGCGGTTATCGTCAACGTCACGGCGCGGCATCTCAAGCGTAACGCCGGGTGAGTTGTCGAACTTGCGGGAGTGCTTGTCCTTGAAGTCGCTAGTCACTGCCTTGTAAGCAAGGAAGCAACCATCTTCGGTGATAGGAAGGTTTGCGGCTTCCAAGAACAGGAACAATTCGTTGCGGCTAGTCATCGAAGGATTGGACATGAGGTTGTCGAGGAACAAGCAGTAGTGTTCGACAGGCAAACCCTCGTTAAAGAACTGGTGCAGCTTGTTGGCAAGGTAGCCAGTAAGCGGGGCGCCGTTGAAGGTAACGCCCTGTTCGTTGACGGACACGCGCCCCTTGCTGATCGTGTTGAGGTAGGTCTTGACGCTTGCCATTTCAAGGGCAGTGTCGAAGTCCTTGTCCTTGATAGCATCGACCACCGCTTGAAAGTTCATGTGGGTGGAGTCGATAGTTACCGGACCCCGGCTGATCGGGAACAGGGACACGGAGTTGGAGGTGAGGATGTAAGGGATCATGGGTTTTGTTCCTAGGTTTGGGTTGTTACTTGGAGAGATACTGAAGGATAGCAGGTTCGGACTGGCTAGTCCAGTTTACGAACCGCATCATAGGCCGGGCTGCAAAGATAGCATCCCAAGCCTTACGATATTTGTCGATAAGCGTCAAGCGGTCTGCCTGAATACGCTTAATAACGGCGGGGTCGATGATGCACAGGGTAACATCGTCGAAGTCCGAGTTGTGGAAGTAGGTGTCGCGCATCGTATCCTTGTAAGGACGCAACACATCAAGCATGGCGCTTACCTCT